TGATGATGTGAAGCCAGTCAAGAAGACAAACGGTGGTCCAAAGGCTGCGTCACGTGATCTTGACGATGCATTTGCAGACCTTGAGGATGCTGGGTTCTAATCGCTCTCTAAGATGGTCATAAAGGCAAGGATGCTAAAATGTCCTTGCCTTTTTTCATTTATCAATTAAAATAATCTAGGAGAACAAATGGCAAAGAAAGATAGCACAGCCGCGATGAAAACAATTGCAGATGATTTTACCAGCGATCTCATCTCATCTCTTAATAAGGAGCACGGATCACGGATCGCATATAATCTGTCAATTGACACATCACCAGCCCATGTAAAGCGCTGGATTTCCAGCGGATCCAGACAGATTGATCTCATTGTTGCCAATAAGGCGAACGGTGGACTTCCGGAAGGTCGTATTGTTGAGATTTTTGGTCCACCATCAATTGGAAAGAGCCATATTGCAACCCAGATTGCTCGCAGCACGCAGCAAATGGGTGGTATCGCGGTCTACATTGATACCGAAAACGGCACTTCGGTTGAGAACCTTGCAGCGTTGGGCGTTGACGTCAGCAAGCGCTTTGTCTACGTTGACACCCACTGCACAGAGGAGGTGCTTGACATTGCCGAGAAGACAATCCTAAAGGCAAAGGCAATGGCAAAGGATGTTCCAATCACAATCATTTGGGATTCAGTGGCAGCGTCGTCCCCGAAGGCCGAACTTGAAGGTGCCTATGACAAGGAAACCATCGGCCTCCAGGCCCGCGCAATCTCGAAAGGCATGCGAAAGATCACCGGGGTCATTGGGGACCAGAACGTCCTTTTCGTTATCCTCAACCAGATCCGCACAAAGATTGGTGTGATGCACGGCGATCCGACCACAACCCCTGGCGGGATGGCGATTCCTTTCCACGCTTCGGTCCGACTCAAGCTTGGCGCAGGCTCACACATCGAGAACAAGCAGGGCGAGGCAATAGGCATCAACGTCTGGGCAAAGACAATCAAGAATAAGGTTGCCCCTCCGTTCCGTAAGGTTCAATTCCGGATCATTTTCGGTAAAGGTATCGAAGAGCATGAGGAGGTTTTTGACGTCCTTCGAGAGCACGGTCCTGACATGATCAACAACCATCAGGTGTCGGTCGAAGGCACAAGCTCTTGGAAGACGATAAAAGTGACAAATGAGAAGAACGAAAATATCATTGAGAAGAAGTTCTACAAGGCTGATTTTGGTGACATGTGGAAAGATCCACAGTACAAGCCTTGGATTGATGGACTTCTTGAAAAGTCGCTCATCAGGACAGCTGTCTCTACCTCTGACATTGACATCGATCCTGAGTCATACGAGGAAATGCGCGCGCTACGTAGTCAAATGACAGGCGATATCGATCCGGAGGCTTGATGTTAGGCGGAAGACCAACTATTCTTTGCGATGGCTTGAATATCTTTACAAGACATTTTTGTTCAAATCCAACTTTAGGAGCAAACGGGCAAGCTGTCGGTGGAATAGTTGGTTTTCTAAATGAGCTTGGTCAAAAATCTGACTTTCTCTGTCCACGACGCATTATTGTTGTCTGGGAAGGCGGCGGCTCAACGAAGCGGCGCGCTCTCTTCTCAGACTACAAGGCAAAGCGAAAACCGCAGAAGCTCAATAGGTACTATGAAGGAGAAATTCCTGACACAATCGGCAATCGCAACTGGCAAGTCTCAACGCTTGTCCAGATTCTAAAATTGCTTCCAGTCCAGCAGAGCTACGTAACCGATTGTGAGGCTGACGACGTCATTGCTTACATTGCGCGATACCGTCTGAAAGAAGACCCGTGCGTAATCATGTCCTCCGATAAAGACTACTACCAGCTTCTTGACGATCGTGTTAGAATTTGGAGTCCTACTTCTAAATCATTTGTTCATGAGCAAGATGTTGTCACTCGATTTGGATGCACAGCAAAAAACTTTGTCTCTGCTCGATGTTTCATTGGTGATAGCTCAGATGGGATTCCTGGCGTAGACGGCGCTGGCTGGAAAACTATGGCCAAACGCTTTCCAGAGATTGCTGGTGAGGCCTTGCTATCCACGGATGACATCGTATCAATGGCAACCGCTCGCGCCTCTCCAAAAGGCCCGCAGGTGTATAGAAGCATTATCGATGGGGCAGCAAAAGCAAGGCTAAATTGGCAACTTATGAATCTAGACGTTTCGTCGTTGTCTGGAAATCAAGTTGGAAAAATTGAATCGGGGCTTGAATCATTCATACCAGCAGCACATAAAATGGATTACCTACGCTGCATCGTCAAGTCAGGCATCAATAACTTTGATCGAGAACGCGTTTTCTTTCAGCTGACAAGCAACCTTCTTCATATTTAAGAGTACAAATGAGTCTAAATGATATCAATGCTGGCGACGCACTTTTTCGTCAGTATGGCAAGCGTTTTCAAGAGCAAATTTTTCAAAGCTTATTGTCGGACCAGCTCTGGGCTGCGCAGATGATTGAGGTTATGAAGCCTGATTACTTTGACCTGAAGTATCTTGCTTTTCTAACCGATAGATATTTCAAGCATTTCGGCAAGTATAAGTGCTTTCCGACCATGCAGCTTCTTGTTTCGATCATTAAAGATGATCTTGTCTCAGGCCCAGACGCAATTCTCAAGGATCAAATCATTGAGTTTCTGCACCGCATGCGCGCAAACCCGGACCCTGGTGATCTTGGTTACGTAAAGGAAAAGTCTCTTGACTTTTGCAAGCGACAGGCTTTTCGTGAGGCACTTGAGAAGGCAGTTGAAATGGTCGCAACGGACAAGTTTGAATCAGTCGTTGACCTAATGAAGAAAGCAGTCTCTGTTGGCATGGCAAATACAACTGGTCATGATTTCTTTGAAGATGCGGAGGCTCGTTTTGTCAAGATTAATCGTAACCCGTGTCCAACAGGTCTTGATGTCATTGACAGCAAGGAGATTCTACGAGGCGGGCTCGGTCGTGGTGAGCTTGGGGTTGTTGTGGCCGCGACCGGTGTAGGAAAATCACATTGGCTTGTTGCAATGGGTGCCCATGCCCTCAAGATCGGTAAGAATGTTGTTCATTACACATTTGAGCTTACAGAGACTTCCGTTGGGCTTCGTTATGATTCAAACCTTTGTGGTGTCTCTTCAAGCGATGTTCCAGATATGAAAGACGAGATCTTGAAGCAGTATGAGACAATGGATCTTGGACGGCTCATCATCAAAGAATATCCAACTGGCGCCGCAACTGTCCAGACTCTTCGAAACCATATCGAAAAGCTAAGCCTGAAGGGCTTTGTTCCAAGCGTCATCATCATCGATTATGCTGATATTATGAGATCCTCACGAACGTTTGACTCGCTTCGACATGAGCTAAAGCTTGTTTATGAGGAACTTCGAAATTTGGCAATGGAGCTAAATCTTCCAATCTGGACAGCATCACAATCAAATCGTGAAGGATCAAACGCAGAGGTTGTTGGTCTGGAGAATATGAGCGAGGCATATGGCAAGGCAATGGTCGCTGACGTTGTGATGTCACTGTCAAGAAAGCCGTCAGAAAAAGCAGACGGGTCTGGCCGTCTTTTTGTGGCAAAGAATCGCGCCGGAAAAGATGGCGTTCTTTTTCCTATTCACATCGACACATCCCAGTCTAGAATAAAAATTCTTGATGAAAGCAGTCTAACCCTGTCAGAATCGATGAAACAAGATGATAATGACGCAAAGAAGCTTCTTAGAAAAAAGTGGCTTGAAGTTACCGGAAACAAATAAGGAACATAATGACTTATAGCAATGATGAGGTGCTACGCAGGACAAGCGAGTATTTCAACGGAGATGAACTAGCACCTGACGTATTTTTGAAATATGCTCTTCACAACAGCGAAGGTGCTCTTCTGGAGGCTGATCCTGACCAAATGCATCGTAGACTTGCAGCGGAGTTTGCAAGAATCGAGTCCAAGTATCCAAACCCAATGAGCTCAGATCAGATTTACGAACTTTTCAAGAACTTTGGTGATGTTGTTCCGCAAGGCTCTCCAATGTCAGGCGTCGGGAATCCGTATCAGCTGCAGTCACTTTCTAACTGTTTTGTGGTTGAAAAGCCGCACGACAGTTACGCTGGTATTCTTTTCACAGATCAAGAGCAAGTTCAAATTATGAAGCGTCGCGGAGGCGTTGGATTTGATATTTCAACGATTCGCCCAAAAGGTCAGCCAACTTCAAACGCAGCAAAGACAACCGACGGCATTGGCGTTTTTATGGAGCGCTTTTCAAACTCCTGTCGTGAGGTTGCACAAGGCGGTCGACGCGGAGCCCTGATGATTTCCATAGATTGCGCCCATCCAGAGATTGAAACGTTTATCAATATCAAGCGCGATCTAAAGAAAGTAACTGGTGCAAATATTTCGATCAGATGGCGT